TGTTCAGCCGGTCCGCCTCCGGGCCGGTCCCCACGAAAGTGCGCTGCCAGGATGGTGCCGAAAGGCACCACTCGTTAAAGTCCACCCTGCGGGGGGGATAAAGAACCGCCAGCGAAGGCGCCACAACCTCCCGGAAGACCGGGAGGCGATGGCGATCCAGATCCGGGACAAACATCCTGGAGTTCAACTGGATAAAACGACGCGAGCAGAAATTCTTCCCCACTGAGGGCTGCAGCCCATATGCGGAGGTAAGCTCCTTCCAAGACTCAATGGCGGCTCTACTGGCCCGAAAGCCAATGTCATCACCATTGATAAGGATTCCGCTTCCCCCAACAGGCCGTGCCTTGGCCCCCTCGACCCGCCGCAATGCGACGAGAGTAAGGGCTAGGTTGGCCATACACAGGACCGGGAAACTGGTGGGTGAGCCCATGAGCTGGCCCCAGCGCTGGGGCTGGCCTGCATGGACGTGTCCCACCAGGGACCGAACGTAGAGGTCCAGGACGGGGCCCGTAAGGCCCATCACACGTCCCAGTTCCTCCCCTATGAGCGCCGAAAGCCGCGGATCCAAGTTGTCCGTGGAACCCTTATAATCGCCACTAACGAAGTACTCGTCCGAGGGGCATTTGGCACCAACAACCTCCGTAAGGAGGGAGCTAATGTCTATACCCCTGTCGGGCCTTTCTCTCGTGAGACGAAACTCGGGCAGGGCCTGAAGGGCCCCATGAGTCGCTTTCTGGATGTAGCCCACAACCCAGTAGGGTAGGGCGGGGCCCTTGGAGATCATCCGTACCTTAAAAGGTTCCGCAAGTGCGTGCGGTAGTACCTCAAGGACGTCGGAAATAACCTCCAAGAAGAGCTTCGGTAGAACGTGGGGCACAAAGCCCTCGACCGTCACCTCCGTAAACCCGTCAACATCCATCCTCACAAACTTCTCCACGGGAACGCGAATCCAGCTGACGCCTTCCTCCTCCATCATAACACGTTTCAGTATCGTCTGCTGTAGCTCGGCGAAGCCTCCCCCCTTCTTCCCAGCCCGCTCAAGGCGGGCACGGGTCGAGGGGAGAGCAAGTGGGATGTACTCAGCCGTTAGGCCCTTTCGCAAGGGCCCTTCGGCCAGTTTTCTAACCACCCGCCTGACATCAGCTAGGAGCGGGAGCTCCGGCACGGGGCGTGCCGTAAAGAGCTTTTCCACCCACTCCACGATAGCAGCGTCCATCTTCTCCTCCGGTATCTCGGGCTGCCTCTTCTTGAGGTTAACCAGGCTACCACAGAGCCTCAACTGCTCCCTCCCACCCCGCTTCATCGCAGCTTCCCACCAGACGAACGCGGCACCACCCAAAAAGGTGGAATCCACGCAACGTCCGGTAGGATCCTTCATCCAAGCAGGACAGGGGGGCCTCTCTCCAAATTCATCCAGGTGGCGCGCCATCATATCTGCCGTCAGATATTTCATGCGCTCCTCGTACTGGTTCGCGGCGAAGTCCCAAAAGGTCTTTTCCATGAACCGGGAAACCCAGGTGATGGGAGCCTGGCTGGGATCGGCCTCAAAGCCGTTAATCTCCAGCCAGAGCAGCAGAGACAGAGTGGCATCTCTGGTTTTCATAAGCAGTCCCTCAACCACCGCCTCCACACACACGGCGATATCCTTCCGAAGTTTCTCTGTCGCCAGAGTCACCAAGTCGGATCCCGCCACCACCCTGTCCCAGTACCTTCTGATGAAGGCCGGTCTAGGGGCGGTGGCGGCGCTCGCCGCCAACGAGGCAAGGGCCGCGGGGGCCAGATGGGCATCAGAGCCAGGGGAGTGAGGCCGTTCCACGGCCATCGAACTCCACTTGGGAGGGTGCATGGCGGCAACCATCGGCCAAAAGCCAGGTTTATCGACCATCTCCTCCATTCTCTGCTTCCCAATCCAGTCCCGCAGCCCAAGGGGTATACCAACAAGCATCCAGTCGCTGAGCACACCTCTAAGACAGGCCCCCCAGGGCCCCAGCGAACTGTTCTGCTCGGCCGCTCCCACGCGGTCTCTCCATTTCCGTGCAAATTGCGCGGGTAGCGGATCACTACTGCCATACTTGTCGCGGCAGGCAATTGGTGGAGCCTTATGCCGGGAAGATGTGTGGCGAACATCAGCGTCCTCGCGGGCGCCGGTGGCCTTTTCCGTGGGGAGGTGGGTCCCCCCAGTCGTAGTACCAACCGATGCTGCAGGCCTTAAAGGCCTGCCGCCTCGCTGCTCCAATCCTGTAATAGGTCGAGCGGAATAGTCCCATCCTGAATGGGGCCCGGATCCTTGCTAGAGATCCGGATCGGATACACACCTGGTGGGCTCACTAGAGCCATTTTTGCGCAGTCTCCATGGGTAATCAGGACCCATGGAGGCATCGGACAGAAGATCAGTGATCAGCTGCATCTGTCCATGCGCGGTCGTGTGCGAGCAGGAGGGTGATCAAGCCTCCCACTCAGTCATGCGACACTGACACACTCCGGGGGGAGTGTGACACCCTAATTCGCCTTCAG